TGGAGATATTAAAGGAACATTGATTATATCACAAGAACAAGCTGTTAAATTTGATGTGCCAATTGGAAGTGTAATATTAACTAATAAACTAAATAATAATGACTAAAGAAAGAAACACATTAGGACAATTCTTAAAAGGTTTAATGCCTTGGAATAAAAACAAAAAAGGTATTCATTTATCTCCAGACACTGAATTTAAATCAGGTGAAGATCATACTGGAGAAAATCATCCATCATGGAATGGTGGAGAGCAAACTCCAAAAAATGATTGTACTCATGTATGGACAGGAACTAATGAAAGAGTTAGAAAGCCAAGAATGATATATCAAGAAGCTCACGGGCCAATCCCTGCAGGTCATGTAATTTATCATATAGATGGTAATAAAAGAAATGATGATCCAAGTAACTTAGAAGCTATTAGTAGAGGAGAGTTAATGCAACGAAATGCTAATGAAGCTAGAGAACTTAAAAAAGATGATGATGAAAATAATTAAAAATTTAATACTTGCTATAGTATGTACAGTATCTAGTATAGCATGTAGTGCTCAATTTTATATGCATGCATATACAGCACAAATTGGCACATGGTCAGTATCAAAAGATAATTGGATATGGGAAGAACCCGCAAACTGCAATATTGCTATTAAAATCAAAGGTAATTTAATTAAAGTTAAGGATAAAGCAGATTCTTACTATATTACTTATGATATAATATCAGAAGAAGATAATGAAGCCATATGGGAAGCATTAGATGAACAAGAAAAACCTTGTAATGTTGTAATAACCGTTGTAGATGAGATAGATTATCTTATTATAGTTTATCCGCAAATATGTTTTAGGTATCAAACTATTAATGACTAAACATGACTGAAGAAGAATTAATTGAAGAAGGTTTTGAACGGATTGATGTTCCAATAGAAGAAAGTGGTGATGAAGAAGATTACTATTACTATAGATATTCATTAGGTAGTGGCCTTAGTTTGTATAGTTCAGAGAATACTGATTCACCAAAAAATAAATGGAGAGTAACTTTTGATGAATTTACAGATAATATTATAGATATTGAAGATGTGCAAATTTTATTAGCCTTATTTAAAAAATGGAAAATAACTTAAACTTAAAAAATGTATACCGCTAAACTTAAAAAAGTTAATGGTAAGCTTTCACAACCAGATAAGAATAAAATCTTATATGATGCGTTTGTGAAAGCTTTACCAGAAGGCTCAGAAGTAGAATTATTTATGAATGTGGTAACAGATGGAGGATCTTTAGCTCAAATATCTAAAGTTCACACATGTATAAGAATGTTAGCTCAAGAATCCGGATATTCTTTTGAAGAGATGAAACAACTCATTAAAGAAAGATCCGGATTATGTCTAGTATTTACAGAAGGAGATACTCAACAAGAGATATGTAAATCTTTTGGAGAATGTACTAAAGATGAATTATCTATGAGTATACAAGCTTGTATTGAAATTGGAGAAATGTATAATATTAATCTAGGGTAGGAGCTACAAAGCCTTCATCCCCAGGTTCTAATATTTCTTTCTCTTCATATGCATCTTGTTCTTTTGCTACTTTTTCAATTTCAGCAAGTAATAAAGTAATAGTATAAAATGATCTTTCTAATTCATTCATATTTTCATACTTACCTGTCATGATTGTTTTAAGAGATTCTTCTCTTTTTACATCATCAGTTTCTTGTTGAAATAAGTAATATAATGTTTTTTTAAGCATAATATAATATGCTTTATTAACTTTGACATCCAATAAAATGTCTTCTTTTAATTCTTTAACTTTTACTGCCATACCACAAATATATAAAAAAATGAAACAAGAATTAAATATTGAAGAAATAAAAGAAAAAATTTATGCTAAATTAGAACCCTCTGGGTGGGCTATTAAACTTAGAGGGTTTATATTTAGTAAAGAATTTGATGATATAATTAAAAAGTTAATTAAACAGACTCAAGACGGTAAAAGATTTACACCAACACTTAAAAATTGGTTTAGAGCTTTTGAAGAATGTCCTATTACGGAACTTAAAGTTGTTATAGTAGCAGCTGATCCATATCCGGGATTACATCAAGCGGATGGAATTCCGTTTAGTTTAAGCACATCATCAGAAAAACCTCAAGTTTTATCTTATTTACTTGATGCAATAGATAAAACTGTATATGATAATAATAATCAAGTTGGTAGAGATACAGATCTCAAAAGATGGAGTAATCAAGGAATACTCTTACTTAACTCAGCTTTGACAACAACTATAGGTAAACCGGGTCAGCATTTTGCAATCTGGCAAACTTTTTTAGCTTACTTATTTGATTACTTAACATGGAATTGTCCAGGTTTAGTATACATTTATATGGGTAAGACTGCTCAGCAATGGGCAGATGCTGTAAATGATAACAATTACAAATTTATGATTACTCATCCTGCACTCATGTTATTTAATAATGACACTGAATGGGATTGCGGAGATGTATTTAAGAAAACTACAGACTTAATACAAAAAAATTATAATTATCTTATACAGTGGTAAAATGAATGAAATTTTTAACAAATTACTAAAAGCAGGTATGACACCTAATGCTTTTTATTATCTGCATAGCTTACATCATAATATAGTACCTAACAAATTTATTAATGCATCAATTGAATGTGCTAAACTACAAAATGATGAATGGCTTACTGAAACTAAAGCTTTAACTCAAAAAGCTAAAGATCTTGTAAATCAAATAGATAAGTACTTTACAGTGAGTAAAGCTAAAACATCCGTTACAGTAATGGGTGAAAATTATATGGAAAATATTGAACAATATTTAAGTATTTTTCCTAACTTTAAACTCCCAAGTGGTAAACCCGCTAGGTGCAGTCCCAAAAATATAGAAACAGGTTTTAGATGGTTTTTTAATAATCATAATTATACTTGGGCTACTATATTTGAGGCAACAGCAAGATATGTGAATGAATTTGAAATGAGTGGCTGGAAATATATGAGAACTTCTCAATATTTTATTAGAAAACAGAGTTCTGTAGAAAGAAGTTTTGATTCTGAATTAGCTAATTATTGCAACATGATAGAAAATGGATTACAAGAAGATGATTTTAAATTTAGAGAAAATATTGTATGATTAAATTTAAATTACTCATAATAGCTTTAGTCGGTAGTGTCTTAAGCTATTATATTATCAATCTCTTTTTATTTCCTATTAATATTTTACAATACATTGGTATTGAAGTTGTTATTTCAATATTTCATGCTATGTTTAATAAAATTAAAGTAGAAATAAATACTAATTAAACAATACTTCATGAGTGATGCAAAAAAAACTGTTCCTGTAGAGTGGAAGAGTCAAAAGGAGGGCTTTCAAGATTCACTACACTACCTAAAAGGTAGAAAAATTGGTGCAATTAGAAGTTTAGCTACTCCTTGGCCTAAATTTAATGATGCATTAACAGATGGAATTGAATGGAATACAATGATTGTAATTGGAGGTAGACCCGCAAGTGGTAAAACTTTAATTGCAGAACAAATCATAAGAGAAGCTTTTGTATTAAACCCGACTGAAAATTTTAGAGTATTACAATTTCAATTTGAAATGCTTGCAAGATCTTCAGCTATTAGGGAATACTCTAGTGCTATAGGACGTTCCTATAAATACTTATGTAGTGCTGATGGCAAATTATCTGATGAAGACTTAAAAAGATGTTATGAATATGCTAAAGAGAAGGTTAAACACCCTATTGATATAGTAGAAACACCATGCACAATTGATGATTTTAAAAGAATAATACATAATTATATGAATTTACATTCAGAAGTATCTGATGAACTTGTAAAAACATATACAAAAACTTTAATAACTATAGATCATTCATTATTATTTAAAAAAGCTGCCTATGAGAGAGAGAAACATGATACATTAAACAATTTAGGGGAAGCCCTAACAGAACTTAAAAGGATTTATCCAATAACATTTATAGTATTAAGTCAATTGAATAGGAATATTGATCATCCTGATAGATCTGAAGACGGTAAATACGGAAACTACGTGCTAGAATCTGATATTTTTGGTGCTGATGCACTTCTTCAACATGCAGACACTGTAATAGGTATCAATAGACCTGGTAAACAAAAGATAAGATTTTATGGGCCAGATAGATTTATAATAGAAGATGAAAGAGTGATGGTATTACATTTTTTAAAATGTAGGAATGGAGATACCCGTTTAAGCTTTTTCAAAGCTGAATTTGAGAGAATGAGAATTGTAGAGATGGCAACACCTCCGCAACAAGAAAAAAGAATAGGAACTAAATAATTTAAAATGAGTTTATCAACTAAAGATCCTGTGAATAGAAAAGAAAAAACTGAACAACTATTCAAGGAACATGAACATAAATTTAAGATTTTAGATATTAATAACCCTTTGTTTATACCAAAATGTGCTTATAAACCATATGGTAAAACAGAATATATGCTTGGATTTTTTCCAAGTGAATTAAAAAGAGGTGAAGATATCTATACTGAATTTGTAAGTATAGAACTTGATTCTGAAGATACTACACGTACCTTATATAAATGGAGATACAATCCCCATTATGAAACAGAATATGAGACAACAGAACCCAATGCTAAAGGAGATGTAAGATATCTCATCCCAGTAGCTGAATTGATTAAGATTGAAATTAAAGCAGATCCACTAAATGAAGAGTCTGATAAATTTCCTGATTTTACAGAATTGATGAACACAGATGAGGATGCTCCTCTATCTATGTTAACAATTAGAGATCTTGCAGCTATTATGTTGCAAAAACCGGTGAGTCAAAAAGAATGGTTAAATAAAATTATTAATAAATCATGAGTTTGATACTACCAACAGGATTAATTGCTCCAACAGAAATTAATCCTAAAAACCTTATTATATTTTCAAAACCAAAGATTGGTAAAACAAGTTTACTAGCTACATTAGACAAATGTCTTCTATTAGATTTAGAAGGTGGTTCTAATTATGTTAGTGCAATGAAAGTCCAAGCTAACTCTTTTGAAGAAATTAAAGAAATAGGTAAAGCTATTAAAGAAGCAGGGTATCCCTATAAATATGTAGCAGTTGACACTATTACAGCTTTAGAAGAGATGATTGTACCTTATGCTGAAATACTATACTCCAAAAGCCCTAAACGTCCTTGGGGCATATAGCAGTGATGTTATATGAAAATCTCTTTAATTGCTGGGAACACTTAATTCATATGGGTAAATTTTATTATATGGGAAATTTTTACTATATTGTATAATAAATAAGATACATATGAAAAGTCAATCAGCAGCCAAGCTTTATAAATATTCAGCATTAGATAATAAACTAATTGGAAAAACTTTTAATAATATAGAAGTTTTAAGTTTATCACATGTAGAAAAAAGTAGAAGATTTTATGATATAAAATGTTTAAGATGTAATAACTTATCATATATGAGAGGTGATAGATTTACAGGAACTCAAAAATTAAATACATGTAGAAAATGCAGACAAGAAAATGCAATTCTTACAAGTAAAAAAAGAGCGACTCCTGAATCAGTTTATTCAAGTTTATATGCTCAATGTAGAAAAGGAGCATCAGCTAGAAATATTACATTTTTAATTTCTTTAGAAGAATTTAAAAAAATTATTACAAAAGATTGTTATTATTGTGGAGTAGAACCTAGATTATCTAGTACATCTAAAAGATATAACAAAACAACAACGCAAATAAAACATAATGGTGTAGATAGATTTGACAATACTATAGGATATGTTTTAAATAATTGTGTGCCTTGTTGTAAATTTTGTAATCATATGAAAAGAGACTATACTAAAGATGATTTTTTAAATCATATTAAGAAAATTTTTGTTTATAATGAAGGTTCAACGACTATCCCGTAAGGGAGTACATCACAAGCTAATGGTGATGGAAATAGGAGAGTTCTCACTAGAGAACGTGATATAGTCTAATCTGTATAGAAATATGCAGCAGTTCATAAGAGAACGTATTAAGTATTGCAAACTTAATAGAATATAAATGATGGGTAAAAATTGGTTTAAAGAAGAAGATGGTGGTAAATTAAAATACGGTACTATATTAGGTTTACCTGATGGTGCGGGTTATTATTGGACAAGACAAGCTTTTACTAAAGTTCTTGACTATATATTAACTTGGGCCCCTCATGTAATCTTTTTAGGTCACGTAAAAGATACCTTATTAGAAAAAGCTGGTGCAAGTTTTACTGCAACAGATTTAGATTTAACTGGTAAACTTAAAAGAATTACTATATCTAATTCAGATGCTATAGGTTATCTATACCGTAAAGGTAAAGCTAATTATATAAGCTTCAAAAGTGATGGTGACATAGCATGTGGTGCTAGACCTGATCACTTAAAAAACCAAGAAATTATGATTTCTGAAATTACCCCAGAAGGTGAATATAAAACATACTGGGACAAAATATTTTTAAATATAAACAAATAAAAAACAAATAAAATGGCTTTAAGTACAACAGATTTACCGGAAGGTGGCGGAGGATTACCAAAAACAATTGCACCGGGTAATCATACAGTGAAAATTAATAGTGTATATCTTGATGATTTCAAATTTATTCCAGGAGCTAAACATTTAATGTTTAACATAGAAACTAAGCCTATTGAAGGTTTTGAAGGATTTTTAATTGATAAAGATGATGAAAGTAAAGGTCACTATGAAGGCCAAATTGGTAGATTAAAAGCTAGTCAGTATGCATTTGCTGACGGTAAAACTAAATCAGGTATAGAGATATTTAGAGATAAATCTATGATGATTTTCCTTAAGCATTTGTGTATGGCTTTAGGAATACATGATTGGTTCATTGCACAAAATGATAAATATGACATAATTGAAGACTTAGTTCAAGCATTCAATGATGAAGCACCGTTTAAAGATATCTATTTAGATATGTGTATAGCAGGTAAAGAATATGAAGGTAAGTCAGGATATACTAATCATGATTTATGGATTGCAAAAGGAAATAAAACAGGTTATGCTTATGCTCAAGAAGGAGATAAAGTTATGACTTATGTAGAATCAGAACATCTTAAGAAATTAGAGGTTAAGCCTGTACAAGCTTTTGATGCAGATGACTTTACAGTTCCTGCAAAGGCTTCAACAGATTTTAGTTTAGACTAAATTTATTTAGAAGGGAGATCTGTAATGGTCTCCCTTTCTATTTTAATATTCTTAATATGCTTTCTACAATTAACTTAACAGATATAACTACTGTACCTATTGAATGGATATTTGAATATTATTTAAATCTCAAGGAAAAACTTGATGGTCAAGACATAAAGTTGGCTTCTGTTTTTAAATCAGAGAAGACTCCATCTATGTTTATTTATTTAGATTTAGAATCTTTTGAGTATAGATTTAAGGACTTTTCTTCTGGTTATCAAGGAGATAGCATATCTTTGATAAAGTATATGTTTAACATAGAATATCATGAAGCTATACTTAAGATAGAAAATGATTATGAAGCATTCTTAAAATATAATACTTCTTATGTACCTAGTATAATGCAAGTACATGATAGGTTTAAAGTAGTTGATTTTCAAATAAGACACTGGAATAATCTTGATCAAGATTATTGGTCTAAGTATGGTATTAGTTCAAAAACATTAAGTAAATATAATGTAGCACCTTTAGAATTCTTTAACATGAGTAAGGATAATTTAGATGGTACAAGTACTAAACTAATTACACAACGTAATTATTTGTATGGCTATTTTAGAAATGATGGTAGTCTCTATAAAATTTATCTTCCTAAAACACCTGATCAGAAATTTGTGAAAGTAGCTAATTATGTACAGGGAAGTGAGCAATTAATTGGTAAAGATTATTTAATTATCTTATCTTCCTTAAAAGATTTAATGGCTTTTAATAGATTATCCTTACCTAATATTGAAGCAATTGCTCCAGATAGTGAAAATAGTATGATTGCAGAAAGTGCTCTACAGAAACTTATTGATATACATCATTATAAAAAATTAATAGTGTTATTTGATAATGATGAATCCGGAATGAAAGCAATGATAAGATATAAAACTAGATATTATCTAGATTATATTGAGTTACCTCTTGAAAAGGATTTATCAGATTCAGTTAAAAAATATGGAGCTGAAGAAATTAGAAAAATATTATTAAAACTAATTAAAGAAGTATTATGAGTTGGATATATAAAGGTAAAGAATTTAATGATATGTGTATTCCACAAGATCATGTAGGATTTATTTACATAATGACTGCCATTATTGATGGTAAGTCAGTTACATATATTGGTAAGAAAAACTTTTTTGCTAATATTAAAAAACCTATGGGTAAAAAAGCTCTAGCAATGAGTACAGATAAACGATTAAAAAAATACATAAGAGAATTAAAACCAGCCTTTATGAATTATTATAGTAGTAATGCTGTATTAAAACAAGCTCATAAAGATGGTGTATTGATTAAAAGAGAAATACTACACATTTGTAAAACACAAACAGAATTAACTTATCAAGAAGTAAAGCATCAATTTAAATATGAGGTGTTAGAGAAAGAAGAATTCCTAAATGGAAACATATTAGGTAGGTTTTATAAAACAAAATAATTATGAGAACATTTTATGACTATAGGGATGTAAAGCAAGAAGATGCTAAAAACCATCCTGTCCAAGGTAAAGTGATATTAAAAAATAAAAAATATTGGTTGTGTTGGATTTATAAAGATAAACATTGTTTAGAAGAACAAACACTAAAAAAAGGGTTTATTGTAGCTCCTAGAACCATTTACTTATACAATATTTATATTGCTAAATCTTTTTGGGATGCGTTAAAGTATTTTATAAAAGTAAGTTTTAAAAAACATTTAAAATAAAAGACTAGTGAAACAAATAACATTAAAGATTAATTTATTGGAATGGAAATTAATTCCAATAAAATCAAAAGGAATACATGCTAGTTATGTATGGTTATGTTTAGAACTAAAACTTGATTATAAACCTTAAAAATAGAAAACTTATGAAGATTATAGGAATAATAATATTGGTTATACTAGGTATAAGTTTATTACTGTTAACATGTATGGGTTTGTATGCTCTTTGGTTTATGGCTTTTCCTGAATTTATTAATAAAATAAAAGATAGATATGAAGACTTTCAAAGAGATAAGAAATAAATATGATTATGTTGGTTTAGTTGAACTTGTAGAACCAGAATATGGTGGTGATTATGGTTATGTAATTTATTATAAACCAAATCATTTATGTGTATTACATTGGAATAAAGGGTTTGAAACTTATGAGCAAGCTGAAGAAACTTGTTTAGCAGAATTAAATGAAATTGTAAAAACTTTAAAAATTGAAGACTAATGGAAAAAACAATAATTGAAATTGATGAGGCACGTAATTTATTAGATATGCTTAAATCAAAAGATGAAGAAAATCATACTATGGCTTTTTTAGCTATTGAAAATTGTAATATAAAAGATTCAATAATTCTTTTATATATAGTATATAAATTTTCTAATTTAGATCAGGCACTTTGGAAAAATAATTGCCCTAAATTAGTTAAAGAATTAATAAATAAAAATTTCATAGATGTATTACCAGATGATGCTTTTCAAGCACCTACTATGAATGCTGTATTTAACAGAATTATCAGAGTTAAGGCTCCACAAGATATTATGGTATTCTTTTTAGAATTACATAATAATTATTTATTATCTATTATGAAAGCTTGGGGATATGATACATATAAATTTGAAGTAAATATAAAATTAAATTAAATGAAGCATAAAGAAGAATCCTTAGCTAAAATAAGTAAAACCTTAATTTTAGCTGAACCCTTTTATGGTTTCTTATTGATAATGTTAAATAAAATATGGAGCAATAAACTTGTTCCAACTGCTGGTGTAAGTAAAAATGGTATAAATTACCAGTTAGCTATAAATCCTGAATTTTGGGAAAACCTATCTAATGAACATAGATATGGTGTACTTAAGCATGAGCTTAATTAGGGCTCCTTATATAGTAATGTATATGTAAAACGTCTTAAATTGCGGGAACTGCCTAAAGCTTTATCTACCAAGTATGCATAGTAATATAGTATATGGCCAGAGTAACTATCTGGGTATGGTAAAAATGATAAAGATGTCCGAATGGCAAATCCGCAGCCAAATTTCTTAGTTATATAATTTATTTTTGGTATATTGTAGTATAAATACTTACATATATGAAAACAGAAATAGAACAAAAAGTAATTGATTATTATATTACTGATAAATTATCAGGTAAAAAGATTGCAAGTTTATTACAAATAAATGTAAAAACTGTATTTGCAATTTTAAAAAGAAATAATGTAAAATCAAGAACTTTGTCTGAATCAGCAATGAAATACACTTGTCAAGATGACTTTTTTAATGTTATAAACACAGAGAAAAAAGCTTATTGGTTAGGAGTATTGTTTGCAGATGGGAATATTACAAAAAAAGCAAGTAACTCTGGACAAATTATTTTTTCATCAAAAGATAAAGAATGGGTAGACCTATTTTTATCAGATATTGGATCAAATAATTCTTCAAATTGTGAATATCAAAAAGTATTTAAAAAATATATATGGAAAGCTCAGATAACTTCTGCGCAAATGTATAATAATTTAAATAATTTAGGATGTACACCAGCTAAAACTAAAACAATTAAAATACCTATGTTAAATGATGAGTTAATTCATCATTTTATTAGAGGTTACTTTGATGGTGATGGTACAGTTGGTGTTTATAAAAATCTAACAAGTAATGACTGGAAAATTTTAAAATCCGGTTTTTGTTCAGGTTCACAAGAATTTATTATAGACTTATTGAAAATATTACCAGTAAAAAATAAAACTATTAAACAAGTTAAGAATTGTTATATAACACAACATTCTTTACATGATAGTCTTAATTTATTTGAATATATGTATAAAAATTATACTAGATGTTTAGATAGAAAAAGACAAGTTTTCATTAATTACTTAGACACATATAAACCAAGAAAGAGGTTCAACGACTACAATAGACCATCCCAATAGGGATGAAGGTATAGTCTGATCTCATGTGAAAGCATGAGTTAACAAAATGCTTGCATATTGCTTTTTTTCATCTTACTCAACATCATAACTATTCTGATAGAAAGCTAGCTAACATTGCTATGGATATGGAAATAAACCAATACATAGATGATGAACACTTACCTACTAAAGAATTAAGTAAAGAAGAATATGATGCTATAGTAGATCCTATTAAAGATAAGATTACAAAGGCAAAAGAAAAAGATGATGTAACACTTGAAGAAATCAGGGCTTTAGTAGATACTATACCTATGAGAGGTATATTTATTAAAGATTATCCGGATTTAAATCTAGATATGAAAGCAGGTAGTAGATACTATTATGATAAACTACGAGAAGCTAAAGAAAAGAAAGAAAAAACAGGTGGTAGTGGAGATTTAAACTTTGATGCATTATGTGATGATATGGGTTCTGATGATCCTAACTTATGGAATCATACTACATGGGAGGAGTTTGATAATTTATCTGAAGCTGAAAAGAAATTAATTGATAAGCAAGTAGATACTTTACTTAAGCATGCAGCTGATATGACTCAAAAGAAAAGAGGTACTATACCTGGAGAATTAGAAGCTTACTTATTAAGTTTAGAACAAATTGAAAAAGCTAAATTTGATTGGAAAGGGTATATCAGAAGATTTACCGGTGTATCTACTAAAGTATATACTAAAAAGGTAAGAAGAAAAGAAAATAAAAGATTTTCAGATAATCCGGGCTTAAAACTTAAAATGAAACAACATATGTTACTAGCAATAGATACATCAGGTTCTGTAAGTGATGAAGAATTAAAAGAATTTATGAATGAAATTCATCATATTTACAAAACTGGAGTTGATATTACTATAATTCAATGTGATGCAGCTATACAAAGTATAAAAGAATATAAAGGTAAATTTGATGGCATCCATATAGGAGGCAGAGGAGGTACAGCATTTGATCCAGTATTAGAATATTATAACGGACATTTAAAGAAATATACTAGTTTAGTATATTTTACAGATGGAGAATGTAATACTTATGTAAAACCTAAATCACCTGTATTATGGGTATTATCTGAAAGATCACATATGAATGAGGATCTTCCTGGAAAAACGATTAAACTTGAACTATAAATAAAAACAAAAATGAGCCAGAGTAAATTAGTACAATTAAACGTAGATGAATTAAAAGATTATTTAGAGCACATGGTTTCTAATAATCAATATATACAAGCACAAGGTAAAGTACCTGTAACAATAAACATTGAAGGTGATTCAGGCCTTGGTAAAACATCAGCTATAAGACAATTTGCTGACAGCAAGAATATGGATGTCATTAGATTAAATTTAGCTGAGTTTGAAGAGTTAGGTGATTTAGTAGGTTTTCCATTAAAAGAATACTTAATTGAGAATAAAGAAGGTAAGTCAGCTTGGGTAGTTGATGCTCAACTTGAAACTGCTGTAAAATCCGGTTATAGAGTTAAAGATAAAAGAATGTCACATGCTGCTCCTGAATGGATTCAGGGTAAAACAGAAGGTGGTTTCTTAATTCTTGATGATTATACTAGAGCTGATCACAGATTTATGCAAGCAACAATGACTTTAGTTGAAGAACAGTCTTATGCATCATGGAAGTTACCTAAAAACTGGCATATTATTCTTACTACTAATCCAGATAATGGAGATTATAACGTAACTTCATTAGACAATGCACAAAGAACAAGATTTGTAAGTGTAGAACTTAAGTTTGATGTAAATGTATGGGCAAGATGGGCTGAAGCAAATAACATTGATGGAAGATGTATTAATTTTCTATTAATGCATCCTGAATTAGTTACAGAAACTATAAATCCTAGAAGCATAACATTATTCTTTAACTCAATTAGTTCATTACCTAAATTTGAAGACTCTTTACCATTAATACAAATGATTGGTGAAGGATCCGTTGGACCTGAATTTTCAAGTTTATTTACTATGTTTATTAATAATAAGCTTGATAAAATTATATCTCCAAAAGATGCAATTACTAATCCAAATGAAGCTTACGTAGTAGGTGCTTTATCATCAGCTATTGGTAAAGATGATGATTATAGAGCAGATATTGCAAGTGTAATTGCTACAAGACTTGTAAATTATTCTTTAATTCATGCTTCAAAAGAACCTGTAAGCGCACCTATGATTCAAAGATTAGTAAAACTTACAACAGATTGTGAGGCTTTTACTAATGATTTGAAATACTATATGGTTAAAGAAATTGTTAATGGCAATAAAGTAAAATTTGGTGGAATGATGAGAGATACTACAGTTGTAAAGATGACTCTACAGTAATCACACATAGAACAGTTTCCCAATAAAAAAAACACAAAATAAAAATAAATCAACTTAAGCCGGTGTAATAGCCGGTTTTTAATTATTAATTATGAGAAATCTTTTACATATCAATTTTAACTTTGATAATAACTTCACGCGTACAATGGACATAAATTGTTTTGAATGCTATCCTGTTATACATGTTATTGCTGCAGAAACTCATTATAAAAATAGATTTAAAAATCTTGACTTAAAATCTGAATATACACCTACTACAGGTGATAAAATATACTTTTTAAAAGGAATAAATATTCCTAGAGTAAAGATGAAAAATATAACAGCTGATTATAAAATAAAAGTAGTAAGAGATATTAAAGAAGCCACTCATATTTTTGGTAGTCATCATACTTTTGATAAAATTAGTACAAGTAGTTATCATTACTGTATGTACACTTCTGACTTTATAGCCTTTTTTGAATCATGTAAACATCTATTAGATAAAAAACACGTAGATGATTTAAATACAGTTTTAGAATTTTACAATGAACCTGAAATACTTTTAGATTATCATACTAAAAAAATATTAGCAGCTACTAATTTGCCTTTTGATTATAAACCAAATACAGTATTTACAGATGAACATCCTGAAATGAAGTATAGTGACCAATATTTTACTATAGATCCTGATATGATAGATGTATACAATCATGTATGTACAACTGATATTTATGATCAATCTGCATTGTTAGTTCATTTAAATGGTGATGATGCTATTAAAATTGATAGCATTGTTTATAAACAACTATGTGAAATGTTTGATAGTTCAGATCAAGATAATCATATATTAGCTATGGAAATTATGGCTAATAGTGATTATACATCTAGTTTACTATATTTAGAGTTACTCTTTATGAACTATGGTTTTAGAATGGACCAGTGTGCAACTAAAAGACACGTTAATTTTAAAAGTCTTACTAGTTTTTTACAAAGAAGTCATTTTAATATCAATGAAGATGTAGTTATTAACACATTAGCTAAACATGGACAAGTTACTAAAGAAAAGTTAGATATATTATTTACAGATATGTATAATAAATTAGAAGATAGAGGATGTACTAGTAGAGTTAAAATAAAAACTATAACTATTAGTGAAGACTTATTAGAAGGTATGAATGAAAACTATGAATTTGAAATAAGACCTGACTTTCAGGTTAAAGAAATGATTGTAGAGGAAATAGTTCCAGAAACACCAATAGAAATAGAAACAGATGAGTCTACAGACGATTTCTTTTAATGAAGAATTAGAAAGATTTTACAGTGAAACTTTTTACTTTAGTTATAGTAGTATTAATAAACTACTATTTTCACCTAGAGCTTTTTATGACCACTATGTATTAAAACAAAAAGAAGATAGTATTGATGCCCACCTAGTTGCAGGTAGGGCATTACACTGTCTTCTGTTAGAACCTGATAGCTTTAATGAGCAATTCATAGTTATGCCAGGTAAAATACCAGCAGATAATAATTTAATTATTATCACAAATATTTTTAAAAATTATTATTCAATATTAAATAATAATTCATTACTTTTGGAGGACTTCTCTGAAGATATACTTAGACAACTCTTATCCCTGAACTTACACCAAAGCCTTGTAGATGACAAAAAAGATTCTACTAAAACAGGAGACTCAAAAAGACTTGAAAAAATACTTACTGATCAAAATAAAGAATACTTTAATTTTCTTAAAAAACGGGAAGGTAAAACAGTAATTGACCAACAGACATTAGATAATTGTAATGCATCTGTTGACTTATTAAAAAATCATCCACAAGTTAAATCTTTACTTCAGCTTAATGTAACTAGCACAGAAGATATTAAGATTTTAAATGAGGTACCATTAAAAATGGAACCAGGAAAATATAAATTTGGCTTTAAAGGTATTTTAGATAATATAGTAATTGATTACAAGACAAAAACATTATTCATAAATGATTTAAAAACTACAGGCAAAGCTTTACAAGATTTTCCCGATGCTGTTGATTATTATAAATACTGGATACAGGCCGTAATATATCAACAGTTAGCATGGTCTAATTATTTAAAGAACTTACCTGACATATCTGAATGGAGGATTGTAATTACATTTATTGTAATAGATAAGTTTAATCAAATTTACCCATTTCAGGTATCAAATGAAACGTTAGCCATATGGCAAAATGATTTCTTAGATATGTTAGGGGTATTAGATTACCATTACACAGAAAAAGATTTTACATTACCATATGATTTAGCAAAAGGAAATGTAATACTTTAAATTATGGCAATAACATCTCTATATGGGGAATACTTTCAAAAGTCTAAAATCTTTTTTTACCCACTTTTAGACATTAAAAAAGGTAGTAGTGTACTACCTGTAGAAACTTATTTAAGTTGGCAAGATAACTATGATATCACTTCAGCAAAGTTAATTGTAACTTATAAGATAAGAGAAGACAATGATTATATACAATTTGAAAAGCATGTTTTATTAAAACATTCAAGATTAACTGATTTTAAAAAAGCAGGTGATACATTTATTGCAATATTTGATTTTTCAGATTTGCAAAAAGATTGGGATTACTTAGTAGAAGGAAAATATAGCTTACTTAATACGTTTATGAAACGTAAAGTATGTGCTTATTTTCAAGATAATAAAGCTAACAGCTTATACATTAATAGTTATTTATATCCAGAAGATCATTATGAAATATATTCTGATTTACTTAATGCCGATATAGATATACTCAAAGATGTAGGTGAACTATGTAGTAAACCAAATCTACAATTAGAATGTTTTACTGAAACCGTAGAAAGTTTGGAAAAGATAAAAATTCTAGATTAATTTGTATAAATATTTAAAATCAACAAAATGAGTAAAGATTCAATGTTCCTAGTACAAGCTACTTGGAATGATCACCAAACTTTTAGAACTGTACCACTTACAGATGCATGCCCATATGTAGAATGTATTTGGGAAGCAGAACAAAAAGTATTAATTGTAATAAGTAAAATTACAAAAAATGCATTTCACATGATGCCTAAGTTAGATGATAATGGTGATCCTATGCTATCAAAAACTAAAAGGCCTAATGGCAGAATGATTAAAGAAGAAAAGAAGTCTGTAGAGACTTTTCAAGAATATTATATTGAAGATATGAAGGCTATTAAATTATTACTAGAAGCTACTTGCATTAACAGTAAGACTTTTGATTTTAATAGTTTTCTAACTGCAGAAAAAGTTGCTGGGTTAACAGTGAATGAGGAAGTTAAGTAATTAACTTTTCGCTTTGGACAGGGAGAGTATTCTAGAAAATGCTCTCCCTTTTTTATAAATTAAACGGGGAGACAGCTTAACTGAATAAATACTATGAGACAACATTGGGTCATGGATTATGAAACTTTATCTACATGCTTTTTAGGCGTATTTACAGATATTAAGTCAGATGAAACAAAAATATTCATCATGAGTAAGTTACATAATGATATTGATGATTTTTTATTTTTCTTAAATCATAATATTGAATTAGATGAATGGCATGTGTCATTCAATGGTTTAGGATTTGATGGTCAAATTACTCAGTATATGCTAAATTCTGCAGATCAGCTTAGGGAAATGTCCGGAGTTGATATAGCAGAATGGGTATACAGTAAAGCCCAACAAATTATTCAAACTCAAAACACAGGAGAATTTTTAGAATTTAGTGAAAAGAATATGCAGATACGTCAGGTAGATGTGTTTAAGCTAAATCACTGGGATAATCCTGCAAAAAGATCCAGTTTAAAATGGATACAATATAGTATGGATTGGCATAATATTAAAGATATGCCTATTCATCACAGTAAAGATATTACTACACAAAAAGAAATTGATGAAATTATAAGCTATTGTATTAATGATGTTAACTCTACTAAGCAAATCATGGCCCTAAGCAAGGATCAGATAGCTTTAAGAAAGAATTTGACAGAAGAATACGGTATTAATTTATTCAGTGCCTCTGAGCCAAGAATTTCAAAAGAATTGTTTATGCATTTCTTAAGTGAAGCTACAGGTATTAAAAAATATGATTTAAGACAATTAAGAACTATAAGAAAAGAAATAATAGTTAAAGATATTATTCTTGATTATGTTAAATTCAATAGTGCTCCTTTTCAGAAGTTACTTGAAAAGTTTAATGAAGCTATTGTATATCCGGAAGAAACTAAAAACGCTTTTAAATATTCAGTACAATATCATGGAGTCAAAACAGATTTTGGTCTAGGTGGTATACATGGAGCAACAGCTAAAGGTGTATATAAGTCAGATAATAAAATAGTTATTATGACTAGTGACGTTGTAAGTTACTATCCTAATCTAGCTATTAGAAATAAATGGGCTCCGGCTCATCTTCCTAAAAAAGAATTCTGTGACCAATATGAATGGTTTTTTGATGAAAGAAGAAAGATAAGTAAAAAGGATATTAGAAACTATGTATATAAGATTATTCTTAATTCAACTTATGGATTAAGTAATGATAAAAACTGTTTTCTATATGATCCAGAATTTACAATGAGGATAACTATAAATGGTCAATTATCATTGGCTATGCTATATGAAATGATTATGGAAGAAATTCCAGGAGCAATTCCTTTGATGCAAAATACAGATGGTCTTGAGACTATAATACCTAGAGAATATGTAGAAAAGTACGTTGAGATATGTGATAGATGGGAAAAGATAACTAAGCTTGAGTTAGAACATGATACTTATGAAAAGATTATCATAGGTGATGTAAATAATTATATTGCTGTTAATTCTCCAAAGACTGTTGATTATGATACTTACTTAGGTATCAAAGCAGAGAATCCTCATTATGTCTATAAAAGATTAGGGCCGGATTCTTATTCATATTCTAGTACAAAATGTAAAGGTAGATTTGAGTTTCATAATCTAGCTCTTCACAAAAATAAAAGTTTCTTAATAGTACCCAAAGCATTGTATAATTATTTTGTACATGATATAAAACCTGAAACTTTTGTAAGTCAACAAACTAATATATTTGATTTTTGTGGAGGTAAGAAAATTAAAGGTGATTGGGAATTTAATGAAGAAATTATTGAGGATGGTGTTCATAAAATTATACCTACTCAACATACTATTAGATATTATATATCTAATCATGGTTCTAAAATGATTAAACAAAATACTCTGGACGGTAGGCAGATACAGGTTGAAGCCGGTAAATGGTTACAGAAACTCTTTATTAATTATGAAGAGCATCCAATAGATGAATATGATTTAAACTATGAATATTATTTAACTAAGATTGAAAGTGAGATTAATAACTTTCAACCTAAGATTGTACAATTAAAATTATTATAATGGCAGTAAGAATTAAAAGTGTTTCAAAAACAGATTTATGTAATGTAGTGGTCCCTGTATTTACAGATGGATATAAGATAAAATCTCATAGCAGTATTATTACTGCTGTTGAGGCCGGAATTATTAAAGCCGGCTATAAAATTAAGAATACAGTATACAAAGCAACAGCTGATGGTAAGTTAGCATACGGTACTTATTATTTAGAAGATGAAGAAGATGAAGAAATAGGACGTATGCTTACATGGGTTAATGCTTATACTAAACAATTTAAGTATAGAACTATCTCTGGTATATACATTAAAGATATTAAAGGTTGTGTGGCTTTTGCAGGAGATGCTTATCTAAAAAAGTATACAGGTTTAGGTGATGAAATAGCTGATTTAAATTTATTATTTGCTGAAACTGTTGAAAAGAAGAATTTAATGATGAGTATTAACCTTAATCGTACTGAACAAGCTACTATACTAGGTAGATTATTTGCAGAGTATGGAGTATTTACTACTGAGCAAGCTTCTTTCTTTAAGACAATGATTACTGATACAGAAACTTTATGGGATACTTATGCTAATGTAGCAGATACACTGCAGTCATCTCATCCTAAAGACTGGATCCGGAATCAAATATTACTAAACTATCTTTTTAATAATTTACTTGAGTTATATACTATAGAAGAAGACATAGAAGAAGCTACAGAACATACATTAGAAAATAACTATGGCCAACCTGATAATCAAACTAATATCTTAAATCAAATTGCAGACTTAGAAGCAGATCAAATAGAAGAAACTGAAGATATTGTTATTCATGTAGAATCAGATCAAGAGTATTTAGAAAGAGTAGCTGAAATTGAAGGTGAGCCTGAGATTATATTATATACTGACCCAGTTGGTAATACATTTGAAGCTCCTTTAATATCAGCTGAAGTTATAGTTTTTGATTTAAGTAAACCGGATGAACCCGTGACAGATCTTCAAGAATTTAACAGATTAATGGATACAGTAGATACTGTAGCTGAAGAAGTTGAAGAAGATTTACCAATTCATGAATTAATAGACCAAATAAATACT